CGCACTGCTGTGACACAAAGACGAGGAACTAAGAGTCTGATAAAACCTGTCTAGCTTTTGTTTCGAACTCTTTATCACAAGAACATGGCTTCACCAACGGAGCTAGCAGCTGCTGCAAAGTTCATCCTTGATGTTGACTTTGAGCAGATAACCTTCGAAGATGGATTCATTGATGCCATTAGGTTCCAGGGATTCGACCCAAAAGAGGTCATAGCAGCCTTGATGAAGAAGGAGAAGGACTCTGGCACCCTAAAGAATGAAATCGCCATGATGGTCGCACTGCTGTGCGAAAGGGGAACTAAGATCTCCAAGATCCTGAATAGGTCCTCCAACGCCGGGAAAGACAGGATCAACCACCTAAAGAACAAGTACAATTTGGTGGAGAGTGGCAAGCAGGCCAATAGCATCACGTTGGCACGGGTTGCAATATGCCTCCCTCAGTACACTTGTTCTTACATGACCATCTGCTCCAACCCCGCTGTTCCATGGACTTCTCTCGATGACGGCTCGTATACCTACCCCAAGGCCATGGCCTGCAGCGCATTTGCTAACTTGCTGACCCCTGCTGACACCATGCTGATAAACTGCCATCTCTACTGGGCAGTGATGTTTAACAAGCTGATAAACCCCTCAGCTAAGAAAACATACAAGGAAGTTGGCAATGAGTGTCACAAGTATGTCCTCATTGGAGCCAATTCGACCCACATCCCAGCTGATAAGAAGAAGGCCTTGCTGGGCCGTTTGGGCTTTGCGAAGGTTGTTGATCACGCTGCCGTCAATCACTTCGGCAACCTGCACCTGCTAAAGATGCAAGACAGGGCATGAGGAGACAAAGATGGTGAGGAAGAGATGTAGAGAGAGAAGAGAGAGAGAGAAGAGAGAGAGAGAGAGAGAGAGA